CTACGCTACTCGTAAAGAGATGAGAGATGACATGAAGTTAGTTGTTGATGCACTGCACAGAGTAGAAGATAAATTAGATAGAGTATTGAGCAAGGAATAAAATAGATGGCAAAAGGTAACAGACCCACAACAGCTACAGAAGCTAAAAGAAGGCTTGCTAAATTTGGTTATGATGGACCTGCACGATGGGCTTCAATAGATGATTTTGTGCAAGATAAAACAAGTGCTAAAGCTGTTATTATGGCAGATGAAGGAACTTTTGTTCACTCTCATCCTCACCAAACTATAGATGAATTAAATGCAGCATATCAATCTGGAGAATTAACAGGTACAGATGCTACAAATGCTTTTAATGCATTCACAGAAAGAACTAATGCTAGTAATGCAGCCAGACAAACAACAATAGATGAAGAAGCAAATAGAGTAGCGTCACTTACACAAGAACAAAAAATTAAAGAGTTAGCAGACCTTACTTACCTTGCTCAAAATACTGGTGTAGATTCTGTTAAAATGAATGCTGCTTATGAATCTTTAGGTATAGATACTAGTGATAATTTTGCATTTGAAGAAGCTAACAAAATATTAAAAGGAGCAGGGTATCAACCCGGAGAACAAGCTAATTTTTATGGCAGTAATACTGCAGAAGATACAGCAGCACAGATATTAAATGAAAGATGGCAACAAGCACCTACTGATGGAAGTATGGTTATAAATGATACTGTAGCTAATCAAACATATTTATCTAATGCTTTAGCTTCACAAGGAGTTGATGTTTCTGCTACTAATGCTTCTCTCCATACTTTATCAGACCCACAGTATCAAGACATAAATGCTTACAGAGCTAGTACTGACCAAAAATATTCTACTATGACAGGTGAAAATGCAGGTAGAAGTACTGCTAATGAATTTGATATGCTTGAGTGGGACTTAGAAAAAACACAAGATAATTCTAATCTTACTAAACCCTATACTCCTGCTACTACATACAGTGGTCCTACTGCTGGATACACCCAACCTACATATACAGGTGGTACTGGACCTACAGTAACAGGAACAAATGTACCTGCGTATACTCCTACTACTACTCCTTTTAAACCTGTTGTTCCTTATACACCTGTAACAGGAGGTATTGGTACACAAGAAGTTGGAGTTCCTACTTATGAAAATCAGTTTGTAAATCAAGCTGCAGATTTTAAACAAAGAGGTATTGCACAACAAAGTTATCTACAACCACAAACTTTAGCTGAACAACAACAAGCAGGTAGAGGAGATTTTTCTGGTCAAATAGAACAACGTCCTTATCAAAATAGACAGGGTATGATACAATACGTAACTTTTATAAATGGAAGGCCTCAAACAAGTATTCCACCAGGCTATTCTCCTTTAATACGTTTTGGTTACGATGGAGGCTCACCGGATTTTGGAAAAGGAAAAGACCCAACTCAACCAATGGCAAGAGGTGGTTACATTAAAGGGTATGAAGAGGGTGGAGATGTAAAAGATAACATGGGTAATATTATTATCCCTGCTGCTGTTAAATATTCTAAGTTACGTCCTGATAATCAAACACCACAACAATTTTATAGTGTTATGTCTGATGGAAGTGAACTTGGTCCTTCTAACAGTCGAGATGAAGCTATAGCTTTAGGTCAAGCACAAGCTAATGTTAATATGGAAAACTATAACAATGCTCTCCAAGCTAGGGATGCTAGTAGAGTTAATGTAAACCAACCTATTAATCAAGCTCCAGGTGTAGTTTATGGAGATGAAGTAGGTCAAGCACAAGCTGATATGAGTGCTCAAGCTTTTATTAACCCTGCAGGTTCTATAGCTGCTGCCCCTACAACTAATATAGATCCTAATGCTGCAGGTACAGTTATGGCATCTGATACTGGTCAGGCATTACCTGTCGCTCCTATTGTTGATGCTAATCAAATAGCTCAAGTACAAGATACAACTCAAGCTCAAATGCCAACTTCAGATAGTACTTTTGTAGCACCTTCTGCTGTTAAAGCACAAGAAGATATGACTGCTTTATTGACAGGTGATGGTGATGAAGATATTGGAGTTCAAGCTGCACAGTCTGATGGACCAACACAAACAATTACAGGTCAAACACAAGATACTACTGCTATATCAGAATTAGATGCAGCACAAATAGATAAAGCACAGACTGTACAAGATGCCCCTACTCGTACACTACAAGAAGGTGAGTCAATAACCAAAGGCAATCAAGGGTTAAGTTCAGTAGATCAAACTAAAGTAGATGATGCTTTTGGTACAGGTGAAATAAAAGCTGCATCAGTTCAAGATGAACTTACAGGTCTTATGGCACAGTTTGAGGATGGTAATACACCTGCTTGGGCTGCAGGAAGTATGCGTAAGGCTATGGCTACTATGTCTGCTAGAGGACTAGGTGCTTCTTCAATGGCAGGTCAGGCAATCATACAAGCTGCTATGGAAGCTGCATTACCTATAGCTCAAATAGATGCAGGTAACAAACAACAGATGGCATTGTTTAAAGGTGAGCAACGTGCTAAGTTTTTACAGATAGACTTTGACCAAGACTTTCAAGCTAAAGTTATTAATGCAGCTAAGGTTAGTGAAGTGGCTAACATGCAGTTTAATGCTGACCAACAAATAGCATTAGAGAATGCACGTATGGCACAGACAGTAGACCTTGCTAACTTAACTAATAGACAAGCATTAGTTATGGCAGAGGCTGCACAATTATCACAACTTGAACTAGCAGGACTAAGTAATCTTCAACAAGCACAAGTTCAAAACGCACAAAACTTTCTTCAAATAGATATGGCTAATTTATCTAATGTTCAACAAACAGAAATGTTTAAAGCACAGACATTAGCTAATACTATTTTATCAGATACTGCTGCAGAGAATGCTATGGCACAATTTAATGCTAGTAATGAACAACAACGTGACCAGTTTATGATGAATATGTCAGCACAAATTAGTCAATCAAATGCAGCAGCTACTAATGCTATGAAACAATTCAATGCTAATGAAGCTAATGCTATGGCTAAGTATAATTCTGAAATACAAAACCAAAGAGAAATGTTTAATGCTCAACAGTTCTCAGTCGTAGCACAAGCTAATGCTAAGTGGAGACAAGACACATCAACTATGAATGCTGCTGTTGCTAATCAATCTAATTTTGAATACGCTAAACAAGTTAATGCACTTACTAATAAAGCTTTAGATCAGATATGGCAAAGAGAAAGAGACTTGATGAGTTTTAGTATGGCTGAATCTGAAAGTGCTTTAGATAGATCTTTAAAGTTATTGCTTGCAGATAAAGATTTAGAATCTGTTAGAGAACAACTTGATGCTCAAGATCAATCAGCTAAAGCAGGATTAGCATTTAGATTTTTATTTGGTATGGGTAATAGTTGGAAGGGAGTTTTTTAAATGAGTTATGTAGAAAGTCTAACAAGATTAAGACTAGAAAATAAAAATCCTAGTGAAGTAGTTCAAGAAGCTAGAGGTAACAGTGACAATAAAGGTTTCTTTAGTCAACGTATGACTAATATTGTTAAAGAACAACCTAAATCTTTTGACCACCCATTCTCTGATTTGTTTAATAAACTTTATGCTAGTAATGAAGATTTAATGACAATGACTAAAGATGTATATGGTAATGATGTAGAATTATCTCCAGAAGATATAGCAAGTCAAGTTGATGATAATGTTAGTAAGTCTACTTCTGATGGTTATGATCCTTATAACACAGACTACTCTGATTTAGAATCACCACCTAAAGAAGTAACAGATGTATTACGTGCTGTTAAATGGAAAGAAAGTAGTAACAATCCAGATGTAGTTCATCCTAAGGTTAAATCAGGTATGTATAAAGGACAAAGAGCTATAGGTGAATATGGTATTATGCCTGGAAATGTTAAGACTTGGACTGAACAAACTTTTGGAAAGTCTATGTCTATAGAAGAGTTTAAAAGAGATACTGATGCACAGGAACAAGTAGCTATCTTTAAACTTACAGAGTCATTAAATAAACATGGTAGTATAGAAGATGCTTTAGCTGTATGGCATTCAGGTAGACCATTAAAAAATAATAAAAGAGTTGATGTAGGTACAGGATTAAAAACTACACAATACGTAGACGATATAATGAACTATAGTGGAGAATAATAATGTTAACTGAACGTCCAATTCCAGGTCAGTCTTTAACGACTACACCTAAAAATGCTCCATATGAAAGACCTCCTGAGTTAACTGACTCTACAGAAGCATTAGATTTTCATTTAGATAACCTAGTTAAAGATGGAGTTATAGAGGACGTACTATATTTCTTAGAAAAAGGAGTAGACTTACAGACACTAGTAGAAGGTATACTTCGTAGTGCTGTTATGGAAGGTATGCACTCTGTAGATATTAGTCTTATTATTGCACCTATAGTACATGAGTATATTAGGGGTGTGGCTTTAGAAACAGGTACAGAATTTACAGAAGGCTTTGAAGATGGTGATGCAAAGATTGCACTGTCTTATGAAAGAGATATGGAAAGAGCACAGAAGATACTTAGTAGGTTAGATGTTAGTGGAGAAGCTGATCCAATGTCTCTTGAAGACACACAGATACCTGATAATGAAGAGACAATGACAGAAGAAGAACCTGTAATGGAACAAGAATCAGAGCAAGGTTTAATGGCTAGGAGAATGCAATGAGTATAGCTAAAGGTATCTTAGATGAACTAGATAAGCAGTATGCTTTTTCTGTTGAAGAAGAAAAAAGAAAAGATAGAATACTTGATGTATTAATTCCTCAATTAAAAGGGGATAAGATTAAAAGAGCACAAGTAGATAAGATAGCTGAGAGTGCTGTAAAATTTTATAGTATGAGAACAACTGGTTTAGAAGAAGATGAAAGAAAAGCTTTACTTAATATTGTACAACAAAATCCTGCTAAAGCATTGAGTGTTTATACAGAAGTTATTGAAGCAGAAAAAAGACAAGGTCAAGCTAGGATAGTAGATAATAGACTTATAAATTTTTATGACTTAGTAGATGTAACAAAGCCAGAAAATATAACTAGAGAAGAGTGGGTAAGAAAAGCAGCTACTATGGCTACTGATCCAGACATAAATACCTATGATGATATGATGATGAAACTAATGGACCCAGATCTTAGTCTATCTGAAATTAAAAATCTTAGTAGGGAGTACACACCTTATGTAGCTCCTTCTGCTGATCCTACTCCAGACTTTGATTACTCTGCTATAGATTTATTAGAGCCTTCTTTTATAGTCGCTAGTAAAAAGTCTTTAGTAGCCAGTGCAATAGGTATGGCTGCAGTTGAAAGATCTCAACTTGAAGGTTTAAGAGATAAGTATAATGCTAATGAAATAGACTTAAGTCCTGAAGAATTTGCAGATATAGAAGCTAAGATAACAAAAATAAATGAAGATATAGCTCTTGCTCAACAAGAAGGTGCAGAAGAAAGTATACTAAGAAAAGAATATGGAAAAGAAGCATTTAAAATTCAAGCTCCAAATACTAATCTATTAAGAATACCCGAATTTAAAAATGATATATTTTCAGAGTTCTTTGATGCTGATGGTAAGTATATAGGGAATGTGTAATGGGTGTATATTTTGATAATGATGGAAACTATATTAAAAATAATCCAATTAAACCATTAACTAATACTAACAATCAGTTTTCTTTTGAACCTATTCCTGTAGATCAACAAGAATCTATTAGTCAAGACATGCCTAGTTTTGATAGTGAAGCTACGTATACTCCTACTACAGTCTTGCAAGATAACAATGCTATGAATGTTATCCGTAAATACATGAAAGACTTTGAAGGTATAGATAAAAAAACTACTTCAGATGAAGATATTGTAGAGATGTACCTTGTTCGTATGCGTAAGTTTGCTGCAGGTCAATCTGTAGTATCAGGTGCAGAGTTACTTCAATTAGCTAAAGCAAGTGAAACTAAACTTGCAAATGCAGGTAGAGCTTACGATGTATTTGATAGGTTTGAAGGTGTGTTTTCTGAAGACTATACCTGGGGAGAAATGTTTGAAGGCTTAGGTACTTATGCTAGAGCAGTAGTAGTAGACCCAACTAATTTAGTAGGGTTAGGTGTAGGTAGAGTGGTAGGTGCTGCTGCAACTAAAGCAGCCACTGCTACTATGAAAGCTGTTGCTCAAAAAGCAGCACTAACAGCAGTAAAAAATGAAACAGCTAAAAGATTAAATGCTATAGGAATTAAAAAAACAACAAAAAGTGCTATGGCAAAAAAAGTTTTGACTGAAACAGAAACAAGAAATATAATGAAAGCTGCAACTCAAAAGTCTATAGAAAAACAATTAGTAAAAAGTGCTTCTATAAATACAGCTTTAAAGAGTGGAGTTAAAAAAGAAATAGCAGCAGCTACTGCAACAGATGCTGTATTAGCTCTTGGTGTAGACTACGCATATCAATCAGGTATGATAATGACAGGTCAACAAGAAAGTTGGTCTCCATTTCAAAGTGGGTTAACTGCACTTGGAGTACTAGGTGGAGGTTTATTATCTGGAGGATTAGCACTTACTGAAAAAGCAACACGTTCAGCAAAGCAAAGACTAGGTGAAAAAACTGTTACACTTACAGAAAGAGCATACGGTGTAGATGTTCAAAAGGTTGTTGCTAAAGCAGAAGCTAAAAAATTAGAAAAGATTGATAAGGCTAAGTTTAAAACTGATATAGAAAAGTTACTGAAGTCTTTTAATCCAGGTGATGATGTTGATATTCAGATTAAACTAGAAAAAATTAAAAGTTCTGTAAAAAATAAAACTAAAAAAGAACAAGGTATAATAATAAAAGAGGGTAGAGAATTATTATATAATGATAACTTTTACAGACATTTTTTATTGGGAAGAGAGGCAGTAGGAAACTTACCTGCTGTAAAAGGTTTTGCTGAAATATTAGTAGATAATAATATTAAAATGTATGGACCTAGATATGCAGGAGATAATGTAACTAGTTTTGTTGCTGATATATTAGAAGTTATGCCTCAAGATTTAGCTAAAGAAATGACTGCTAATATACAAAAAACTTTACCTAAAAAACTAGGTGTAAATTATTCTAGTTATGATAATAAAAGTTTAGCAAATATTTTTGTGGCTAAACAATCTATAGCAGGAGCTAACTTACAGATAAGTTCTGAGCTAGCTAAGAAATTAAATGTTGCTGAACCTATTGCTAGTAGGGTTAAAGGAGCATTAGAATCTAATATGACTTATAAGTCTTATCTTGATGATATTAATCCTGATATAGAAAGAACTGTACTTACAGGTAAGGGTACTAGAAATATTAGTTACTATCAAAACCTTACTATACAAGCTATAGTATCTAATCCTGCTACCACTGCTTTAAACATAGTAGGATCTACCTATAGAGGTGGTATGGATTCTTTTGCTGATGTTATTAAAGGTGGTTTATACACTACAGTAGGGTTAAAGGGTGTTGTTACAGGAGACTACACACTACTTAATAAAGGAACACAACTTTTTAGGGTTCAAGGTAAGAGGATAGGTAATTTAGTAGCACCTCAGTCAACAAAACAGCAAGTAGAATCTTACATGGCAATGAGACCTGAAGTAGAAGATAAACTATTTAGGTATCTTAGTGGTGGTGTAGACAATAAAGCATTGTTAGAAGAGTTTGGTATTAATGCTGCTGAAAGATTTGATGTTAGGTTTGCAGAAAAATATAAAAGTTTTTTTCAAAAATTATATCTTGTTCGTGCTCAAGATACTTTTTTTAAGACACAAAATTTTATGTACTACCTAGAAAAAAATATTCGTAATGAGTATGGCTCAACGTATCAACAGTTTATAAAACAGGATAAAGTTAAACTTGCACAAACTATGGCTACTAAAGAGTATAGGGCTTTAGAATTAAAAGCTTTAGATGATACTGCTAAAAGTGTGTTTGCTAAATCTTATTCTAGTAAAAAAACTATGGATAGAAACATGGTTAGTTTCTTTGCTACAGGTATTGAGCAGCTAAGAAAAGTACCTATTATAGGTATCACTGTTCCTTTTGGTCAATTTTTTAATGGTACTGTAGATTTCATGTCAGACTACACTGGCTTTAAACTTATTATGAGAACTATAGGTGGTGCTACAGCAACTGCTAAAGGTGGGTACAAACAATTAAAAGAAGTTGATCTTGATACTACATTAAGTACTAGTAAAAAAGCTTTAATAAAAGAAAGAATTTCTAAAGAGTTTGGTACTGTTACTAAAGATGAGTATGCAGAGTTAGCATCTAAAGCAGCAGCAGGTTGGACTGCAATGTGGTTTATGTCTGACAATGAAATGGATTATATACAACAAAATTTATCTTGGAAAGAAGAGAGAGAAAATGATGGATCTGTACAGTCTAAAGAGTACGATTTTCCTGAATCATTTTTTAAATTTGGAGCTAGGGCATTAGCTTATTTAAGATTAGGTAGAGAAATGCCTGAAGACTTTATTACACAAGGCTTAGATACATTTAGTTATCAAGCACTACTTAGAACCTTAGGTAAAAATGTTAAAGATGTAGGTGAGTTAGGTACAGACTTGTATGAAAATCCATTAGACTTAGTAGAAAATCTTTACAATATTTCAGCTAATCTTGGTGCTAGTTTTGTTAGTGGTGCGACAAGACCTCTTGATCCTATTAATCAATTTGTTGGTTACGCTAAAGGTAGCAATCAAATTAGTTTAGATAGAAAGCAAGGATATAAAAATCTTAATAACTCTTTAAGATATGTCGATCAAATTATTACTCCAATGCTAACGGCCTTAGGATCAGAAGAAAAAGAATCTGCTACTACTCAAGACAAATCTCAAACACTAGGTAGACTAATAGGCTATAGGCAAAACGTAGCTCAGTCTGATACAGAAAAAATGTTTAATAGCATTGAAAAACCTACCTGGAAAACTGACATCTATAGTGATGCACCAAAAGCAGACAATAGACTTAATGCTATCATAGCCCCAATACTTGAAGCTGAAGCAAGTAGAGTTATTAATAGAAGAAACTTTAATAAAATTTCTTTAGGTGATAGAAAATATCTTGTAAGTAAAGCATTAAAAACTGCAAAGAAAAGAGCAATAGATCAACTAAAAAGATCTTCCATAGTAGAAGATAGACAATTAATTGCTGTATTTAAACTGTATGAAACACATAGTAATACTAAGATAGAAGCAGCTATGAAAGAATTAAATCTCAAAGGTGACCCAATAGATTTAGATGAGGGTCAACTAAGAGAATTAAATAACTATATTAAAGGTAGTGGGGAAAGGCAAGAAAGAAGAATTTCTCGTTTCTAATTACTTACATAATGCTTCTCTAGTCTCTATCCATTTATTCAAATAAAACTGTGCTTTTTTCATGTCCTGTATAGGCTTACCCTTATACTCATGTCGATGTTGGTACTTAATAACATTACCCCAACACCAATAGGCAAAACCTTTTGGACCTAGCATCTGTTCGATATAATCTATACACTCTATACCACCACGTATAGTGTAGTGTAGAGGGTTGTCTACTGGATCAAAATTCTTATCATCTTTAAAAACATTATCCATAGTATACTGATGATTTACTACGTCATCATCATGTACAAAAGTTTTTTCAGTGCCAACAGTTAAAGTATCAGTTAAATCTTTCATTATATCTCCATTACATATTTCACATTCAGGGCATTCCATGTTGTCATCAAGAAGATAACCACACATAGAACACGTCTCTACTCCCCACTTAACAAGTGCCACATCAAGCTCCTATATCTACAATCTCACAAGAGTCACCACTACAAGCAAAAGTTTGATTGCCTACAGTAGTATCTTCTTTCTCATAGTCCATTAGCCTATCCCAATCTATATTAGTATTCATAGAATGAATCATATCATGGTACTCATCTTTAGTACAGTCTTGATAGGGTGCTTGCTGATAGACATGGTCAAAGTGTGGTAAGAATGATACACCTGACATCTCATCAAAGTGTCTATACACATAAGCTCCTATGTCAAACCATTCATCAGACTTAACATTAATAGTTACTGAAGGTTTGTGCTCACAGAAATGTCTCTGATACATTAGCCACATATCTAGCTGTTGTATCCCAGTCATATCATTACGTGTTACTGAACCTTCAGGTGACTTTATAGGAAAACTAAACACAGTATTAGTCTTAGGTTTGCTTACGTCAGGCTCATTAGGTATACCTTGGTCTATCATAAACTGTGTGAGAGGATCTTTATTGTCTGCTCTTATAGTTCTAATGTAGTAGTCACTGTGTCTAGCATGAATACCACTAGCACTGTCACAGAGTTGTGATACTGTACCTGAAGGTTTGACACAAGTGATAGCTGTAGACTGAGGTATCTTCCACTTCTTAGCGTACTCTTTATTTACTTTAATAGACTCTAGCTTCAATGACTTGAGTGTATCTTTAAGAACTTCAGTACCTACTCTACCATTTGTTAAGGAGTTGTCCATAATACCTGTAAGGGATACACCTAAAAGTCTTTCTTCTTCTGTATTGTTTCTCCATACTTTACGTAGGTAAGGAAAGTTAGTGAGTGTAGACTGTGCTGTACCTAAGATAGTAGCAATCCTAATCTTACGCAAGAGATCTTCTATATTATCAGTAGCACGTATAACAACTTCAGTAAGGTTACAGAACTGATAGGGACGTAGTATTATTTCACTGCAGGGATTAGTTCCAAAGTCATAGTTAGGGTCTCTTCTACCATTCTTCTTAGCTTGTTTCTTTGCAGCTTGTCTATTAAAGATACCACGCTCACCAGAACCACTCTCCATTAAAGCTAACCACTCACGCATAAACCCTGCCATATCAGGTTTCTCAGAGTAAGACACAGAGTTATTAGCTAGAGCACGATAACCAAATCGTTTAATGCCATTAGCTTCATCATCGTACCATTCTCCAGACTTAGCATGACGCATACGATCATCACTAAGATTAGATAAAGAAATCATAGCTGACCTACGTACACCACCTACAACAACTACATCTCCAATCTTACACATAAGATCATGGCATTCAATAGAAGTTAACTTACGTCCTTGAGCAGCAGTAAAGATAGAGATAGTAAAATTAAACAGATCAACTAAAGGTGCAGGTCCACTAGCTCTACCACCAAATGTTTTTAACCTAGCTCCTGCAGGTCTAACCTTACTAACATTCCATGAAGGTATCTCTCCTGCGTACAGTAGTGCTATTAACATACGTAAAGACTTAGCCCAACCTTCTTTAGAGTCTTTAACGACAATAGTAGTGTCGCTTTTGAACAACTGTTCTGGTATTTCAGGCAGCTTTTCTATGTACTTACGCTCAACTGAGAAGCCTACACCTGTACCACAGAGAAGTATGTACATAGCTTCATCAAAAGATTTAACATCATCTACAGGTAAGTAACTACAGTTGTACCCTGCTGTGTTGTCTCGTTCTAAGGCTACTCCTGCACTCATCATAGCTCTCATACTGGGCATAACTTCTAGCCCTAAGATAGCTTGCTCAATGTCAGCCTTGTCTTCCTTAGAAAACTTAACTTTGTTATGCATGTAGTCTACGTAACGAGACACTGTTTCTCCCCAAGTCTCTCTGCGTCCTTCTTTATCTAGCCATCGTGCATAACGTGATATAGCTATAAAGTTTTGATAGTCTGTTGGCAGCATGTTGTTCATCTATTATCTCCTGACCCTTGAATTACATTTCTTTTTTTTCTATCTTTTAACTTAGCCATATTCATATCAGCAACTTCTTGTATATTAGAACCTAAAGCATTTGCTGTAGCAGTAGTATAGTAAAGAAGATCTCCTAGCTCATACAGAACTTCTTTTTTAGAAAAACTTCCATCTCTTATAAGCTTTTTAATTTTACCTACTACTTCACCTGCTTCTTCACCAATACCTAATACATTTTCTATTAATCTATTTTTAGGCTCAGTAATAATTAGCTTCTCTACTTCTTGTCCATATATTTTAAATGTGTACTTCATTTTTTATCCTCATAATATCAAAATCTTCTATTGTTATATCATCTAAATCATACAGTGAATCATGCACTATTTCACCAACAACTTGAAGGTTATTAGTATCATCAACCTCTAAGAAGTTAGCTTCTTGATCTACATGTATGATTATTGTAACTTCATATCTCATGCGTAAACCCCTAGTTATATCTAAACTTAATCAAAAGTCAATGACCATATACAGATTGTAGTCTATCAAGTGAAACAAACTCTGGATCATAATGACCACTATCAATGTTCCTTTTAATAACAATACCTTTCCACCACTCTCCGTTGGCTTGTCCTGCCCATCCTTCTTTACCACCTTTGAAACACCCTGCTACTAAACCAATAGATTTATTAGGATATGCATCATCTTTAAAAAACATATTACGTTTATGACTGTGACCTACAGTAGTAGAAGAATGTCTTTTCTTTAGTAAGTTGTAAGCATGGTGCTCACCTGACATAGCAGTACCATAATTACCTGAAGAAATATAGTGTGCATAAGACACTCCATCCTTAGTAAAAATAGATGGAGCTGAGTTCTCATACTCGTAGTACTCATCAAACCAAGTGTCTGTGTGGAGATGTTTAAAACTTATACCATACTTACTGCCTTCTAACCTGGGATCGTGAGCAATAGCTTTCTTAATTCTATTCTCATGATTACCCTCAGCACCAAAAAATGCAGGTCTTTTCTTTTTCATTTTCTTAAACTTGTGACGAAGTTTTTCTTGAGAATCATTGTAGCTATTAATATCTCTCTCATAATTTTGAGAGGCAATAGCTTGAGGGTAACGTGTATCATAACTATTAAGAGATTTCATATCTGCACCATCACCTAAGTCTATAACATAGTCTGGTCTAATGTCATACAGTAGCTCACATAACCAAGTAAATCTTTCATTTGTTATCTCTGGATCAGAGTGAGCACATGTAAATACTACTGCTGTCTTACTCATTTAATTTAACCTTTCATTACAATTATCACTATCAACTTCTAATGCTTCCATGTTTTCAACAAAGTAATTTTTCCATTGATAAGCTTGGTCTAAAGTTTCAAAATAAAACTCATGGTCTTCTAGCTTCCCATCAACCTCTACTTTACAAATAGCAAACCACTCTAAATCTCCACCATAATAATCCTCTCTTTCTTCAGCAGGTAGATCACTGAAATGTATTGGACCTTCTACCATTGCCCAAATTTTTAATTTACTTTTCATAAGTTTTCCAATTCTTAATTAAATCCATGTAGTGTTCCATACCAACCATGACAATCCAAGGCTTTCTGTCTGATCTAAAGAATACTACAGGCTCTCCTGTGTTGTGTTTAGCTGCTTGTTCTATGTAACCGTAAGCAGTTTTCATACCTTCCTTACGTCTTTTAACTTCTATAGACAGTGGTATTAATCTCCTAGCTGCAGGTGACAGTTGTATATCTTCTCCAGTATCACCCATGATAGTAGACTTAACATCATCAGGGTGTAAAATAGGAAAGGTTTCAAGCAACTTATCTCTTACGTCTTGTTGACCTAGCCTACCCTTAGCCTTACCTGTTCTACTCATTCCTTAACCTCAGGAACTTTAGGTAATGTTTCTACATGAACTAGAAACTCTGGTCCATAAGAATAAAGAAAGGTTCTCATCTTAGGCCAACAAAGTTTTTTATAATCACAATAACTGCATTGCATACTTAGTTTAGTATTAGGGCTAGTCTTTGACTGAGGTACAGGATCTATTCTTTCCTCAGGCAGCTTACCCTCTACCATCTTTTTAGTAGAAAGCATTTCTTTTTCTTTAGTTTTTAAGTCCTTAGTAAAGTCATAGACATCCAAACAAATATGTCCATTCTGTTTATCAAGGGCAAGAAAAGCTCCATGTGTTTTGTTAGTAACAAGTGGGTCATCCTTTCCTGCATAGACGTAGGAACTAAGCTGTGATATATATCCAAAAGGGTCATCATCTCTAAGCTTTCCTTCTTTAAACTTTTTGAATGCATAAGTACTACAGGACTTAACATCTACTGTCATACCATCAATCACTGCATCTCTATGTCCTTTAATACCATGAACATTAAGTTTATCTTGTTGACCTGTAACTTCATGTCCACTAGCCTCAACTAAAGCTAACAATAATTCTTCTATCATATCTCCATAGAAGAACTTAAGTAAAGTATTTGATTGTAACTTTTCACCTTCTCCAGGTTTGTTTATCTTATACCAAAGCTTACGCTTACAAGGAGTACCAACAGAAGAAAGAGAAAGATAACCTCTAGGCTCTTGAGGTTTACTAAAGCGTTGGTTAGAAACAGTAGCGATAGCATTGCCCAAATTAGAACCATGTAAGTCATCCCAACCACCTCTGCCTTCAACTGTTTTGTAAACATCTTTTATTAGGGTATCTATTTTCATTCTGTTCCCTTATGTTTTCTTTTTCTAAATAGTTTTTTAGTTTTATCAAGGATAACCCTGAGGCGAAACTTAGGATTACGTATCTCTTTCGCCACAGGATTTCTAGGTTTAAGTATCTTAGAATAAAACTTCTGCATCTTCAGTAGCTTTTTTCTTAGAAGGTAACTTAGTAGCAGGTGGTACATCACCATCATCTTGAGGTTGTATGTACTCCACATGTTCAAGAACTCTAATCTTATCAAGTCTTGTACCTACACTACCATACTTAGGTATATCATACACTGATAGATAAACTTCTACTAAAGAACCATTACCAATAGTACCATCAATACTGTAATCCCAAACAGTACCATCAGATTTAGTAACTAAAGGTGCTCCACCATCCCACTCATTTTTTGTTTGATAAGGTCTGTGTAAAGCAACTCTTTTACCTCTACCTTCAGGGTCATCTTTACCCATCTTCATAGACTTAGTAGCTTTTAATTTATCATAGTTCTCTTGATCCATGATAACATTAATAGTACATGCACCATCAGTGCTTTCATATGTACCTATAGCATCAGGTGTAGGTTTATATCCTGTTAGATCACGGATCTCAGGGAAAACTTTAGCCCATTCTGCAATGCCAGTCAGTCTTACTTTTCTTGTTGTAGCCATTTTTTATTCCTCTATTTTATTAAAAATTAATTGTAACATGATTACTATTTACTATGCAAGTAATTAATGTATCTCTGCGTAATTATTTCCATACTGTACATCAATACCTAACTCTACATTTAGTTTAAGTTTCTCATTGAGCTTAGTAACAGCCCAATTTAAAACACTTGTATGTTCTCTCTCTTCTCCTTTTCTAACTACATTAATACTTTCATCATGGAACTGACCCACAATGTTTGACCTCTGAGTACGGTAGTACGCTACCCAATTATCAAAGCAATAAGAACCTGTGCTCTGATTGATAGTAGAGAATGCATCCTTCTCATACCGTAAGCTATGCCAAAACTTGCTCACCGGATTTTGTATCCACATATCACCACCTATGTGACGTATGGGTTGTGACTCTGCAAACTCTTTGACTGACCAATTACGTTTCCAATAAGCATCAAGAAGTACAGTTGCTTCATCTACAGACATACCTGTTTCTCTTGATAACTTAGATGCACCTACCCCATAAGTAGCAGAGTAGTTGACTACCTTGTAATTCTTACGTAAAGACTTTAGATCTTTCTCTCCACTTACATGCTTATCAATATCCTCTTGTGTAATTACACCTGCATGTTTAGCAAGGTCAAGGTGTGGGTCAAAGCCATCTCTTGACATCTCCTCTACATACTCAGGGTCATAGGGTTTCATGTAGTGTCTCTTTGTTGTGTCCTCAAGTGAAGTCATGTCAGCACCACAAAGAACTGTACCTTCTGGTGCAATTAAACAACTACGTATCTCCTTACCCCAAGGCTTATCTACACCTGGTAAATTAACTAAAGGTTTCTTATGTTTAAAACGTAAGGTATTAGTAAGACCATCAACACCTGCCTTAACATAACCATTACGTTCACACTCAACAAAACCTTTGAAGATACTCAGTCTGTGTTGGAGTATAGTCAAGCCATCAAGAACTTCTACTGCAGGATTAGAATCAATTAGTAACCGTACTGACTCAGTAAGCTCACCATTCTTTCTAACCTGTGGTACTTTTCTTTCGTAATGAGAATGTGGAACTATAGATGTATCTCTAATATATTTAAACGTACAAGGCTTCCAACCAAGAGATGTTAGCCAATCTTTTACTTGCTCAGTAGAATTAGGATTAGCTGCTTCTGCACCTTTGACAACGGTAACATCTCCATTGTAACCATGTGGTAAACCATACTCGTCTAGTAGTGCAAGCCATCTTTTACCATGAGAAGATAGTGAACCATCTTTTTTATGGCATACTTTAGGTTTAGTCTGCACCTTACATAACTTACGCATAGGCATAACATCAGAAAGTTCTGCAATCTTTTCTTCTTGTAGCTTAGTAAGTTTATCTATGCAAGACTTAGCTAAGTTAGTATCAAGTCTCCAACCTTTCTGTTCAGCCTCATTGGCACAGTCCATCTTAAACTCAAGATAACGAAAGAACTTATCTAGTAATACTTTATCTTTATAAATAAACATAAACCTTTTTAATAAGTCTTGCCACAGTGCTTGGTTAATAAGCACATCTTGTTCACACCTGTATGCATACTCTTCTTTTGATAAGTTAACCCAATCAGATACCTCTGGTTTCTTTATACCATAGTCAGGAAAGAAACTATCAAGACCATGTTTGTTTCTTGTAGGATTAATAACCCACGACATAGGTAAAGTATCAAACAACCTAGCCTTAATCTTAATGCCCAATAGTTTATTAAGTAGTGGCACATCGTATCGTATTATGTTATGACCAATCAAACCTTTCTCAGTTAATAGTAACTGCCTCATGTCATCATAGTTGTATAAAGTTTTAACTTCATCAGTAGAGATGTAAGACAGGCAATGGATCTTAGTTGCATCCTCAAGTAAGTTGTCTGCTTCTACATCAAATATTATCATGCTGCTTTATCTTTCCTTATATCTGTACCCTCAGTAAGTAGGGTAGTCATAGGATCATAGTAGACTGATCCTGCATATCCAAGTTTAGCAAATGGTCTGTTTTTGTCAACTATAAAGTTAGTTGTGTTCTGAATTATCTCATCCTCACTTTCAATGTCACGTTCAATCTTGATACAAATAATAGCTTCTTCCTCAAGTGAAGCTGCATACTTAGTACGTCCATCATCATTGACCTGTGATATAAAGATCACACCAATGTTTAATTCTTTAGATAACTGTGCCATCCTAGCACCAAGGGAAGTAAGAACTGATGTAGCACCATCAACACCTGCCTGACTAAGATAGGCTAGTCTTTGAACATGATCTACAAAGATATACTCTGCACCGTAGACAGTAGCAGCAAGTCTAGTATACTCTAATAATTTAAGTGGGTCATCATGTGACCTCATTTCAAACACAATAGTACGCTCACCCTGGGTAGCTTCTTTAGCAGCTTGAATAACTGCATCTTCAGAAATACTATTCTCTACTGCATCATCTTTAGTTCTTACATTAACACCAAGATTGTAGGTAGCCATAGCTCTGTATGTAGTAGACTTCATCTCTTCCATGTGCAGTAAAGCAAGTCGTGTATCAGGATCTTGAAGTAACCCTGTCTCAAAGTATCGGATAACTTCTGTCTTACCTGTACCTCTAGGTGCTTTGATAAAAGTTAATCCACCCTTTACTATTCCTCTGATCTTATCATCTAAACCTTGATGACCTGTAGGTGTATAGTCATAAGGATTCTCTGTACGTATAGCCTCTTCTACTTCCTCATCAGAACAAAAGAAGTTGTCAGGTGAGTAGCGTTGAGGTTTAAGTGCAGCCCATTTAAGATCATCAGCATCACCTTCCATAAGAAACTCATTAGCATCTTTATGTTTAGACATAGGTACAAAGTAAAACTTATCTGATAAAGATTCATATAATCTTTCAGCAGCCCTCTTACCTGCTTCATCAAGCTCACCTGCATAGATAACTTCTTTGAAAGAATTAAGATAGTCATAGTTTTGTCTGACAAACTTTTCACCAATAGATGCAGAGGGCAGTGACTTAACAGGAAACTTTTGACCTAGTACTTGATACAAACTAGCTGCATCAAACTCACCTTCAGTAATATAAATCCGGTGAGATGACCCCTGATTAAACTCAGGACCAAAGAGATGTGTCATACCTACACCTCTGTCTTTTATCCAAGACTTAGACTTGTCATTAAAGTCTCTATACTTGACGGTATGTGGATACTTGTATGCATACCTTACAGGTTTACCATCTATACCTGTTTGTATTTGTATACCATAGAACTGACAAACACTAGGGTCAATATCCCTGATGCCTTCAAAGGTCATACCTTTAACTTCTACTTCCATTATATTTATCCTCTTGTTTACAGGGTAGTCTTTAGATGCCCAGTCAAATACTGTTAGTCTTTTCTTAGATGGATAAGACTCTGCACAACTGTGACAAAATCCATAGCCATCATCATTCCAATTAAAAGCATCTGATGAACCACAATCTTCAAACGGACATGCCTGATGTGGGTTATCACTCATTCATTAACTCCTTCCATGATACAGGGAATAGTTCTTTCATCTTATTACTTATCTGATCTGCTACCATTCTACTTTCTACCTGAGCATCTTCTGCACATCGAAGTATACACATGTCAGCAAATGCGTCAAGACTACCAGACCAATACCATTCAGTTAAGTGACATAAAGGTAACACCATACGTGCTTGTTCTTCACATATACCCATACCTAGTAGCTGACTATATGCAGACATAGCATCAGCTATAATATCATTTAGATAAAATGTAGCCATAGCCTGTATGTTTTCGTCTTCTATAATACTACCACTCCCTTGCTTCTTATCTTTAGTTTGTTTTCTCCAGAACTCAGGCCTATACCAGTTGGGTGTTGTGTCTACATACCTTCTACTGACTTCATTCCAACGTAGGAACTTATGCTTGACCAACTGTCTTGCTACAAAGATAGGTGCTTTAACATAGAAACTAGCAAAGCTATGACCAAAGGGTGACATGTGTTTGTTATCAGATAAGTATTTAATAAGTTTACTATTTCTTTCTTTGTCTGTATCAAAAGATAAAGTACGTTTATTAAAACTAACCCTTGCTGAATTAACAACAGTTAAGTCTGAACCCATAGAGTCTAAACATTCTACTTCAATCATCTTGTACATCCTTAAATAAATTTAATGGTCTAGGTAACGGTGGTGGTATATACTCTTGATAATGTTCTGTACCTTGCCACCTATAGAAGATGTGATTATTAATACGTACAGTTCTAACTTTAGTCCTAGCCCAAGAAGGATGTACATAGACTGCATGATAATGTGTAGCACCATCTACAATATCTATTGTCTGCCCATCAATAACAGTAGATGCTACTGCTAATGCTTTAGTAAGAGCTTCAGTATCCTTAGCATAGTCTTTCTTACCATCACAGTACCAACTAAACTGACACTTATGTCTTACAGGTAGGTCAGTATCTTTGTACACTGGACCTTGCTGTACTACTTCACACACTGTGTTAGGGTATCGGTCATCGTTTGTCCTATTGATTACTACTTGTGCTACTGCTATCTGTCCTGCAGTAGGTTGATCTCTAGCCTCATGGTAAACATTTAAAGCTAGACATACTAATGCTGATGTTAATATCATTGACTTCCCTCATACTTTTCTATTGTTAAAACTTTGTAGTCACCTAGTATCTGCTTAACGTGTAGCTCACTAGTTGCATACAGGTAAATAGACCTCACCCTAGTGTTCACACCAGAGTCATTAAAACTTACACCCTCATACTCTACAGCATAGTTATACACTGGGCTTGGCATCCATGCTACCATC